ATAATCAGAATATCCATCTCTACCAGTTACTGATTCGTGATGTAAACGTACCCATTCCATAACAGCTTGTGCGCCAGAAGGAGTAATAGGGTCAAATAGGGTAAATGTAATTGTGCCCCAAGTAGTTATACCTTTAACATAGCGTTGTACGTTAATGTGGTTTAATCTGACTGAGCCTTGGGTTAAGTTTACATTACTTACACCTTTAATTTCATAAGCCGGAATACCATCAATATACATGATAAATCGGTTAGCCTGTTTTGGTTCAAAGGCGGTGAAAAATATTTCGTTTGGGTCTAATACTGCCATGTTATATTTTGTTTATTATAAATATTCTATCTTTAAAAATTTACGCAGGAAATGTTGCACCTGTTGGAGTAATATTGAAATCAAGATAAATAAATTCAGCAGTTTTGGTCGGTTGTAAGTAAATTTGACCTACCATCTGATTTCTATCTACCACATCTGGAGTGTTGTTTGAATCATCCATTACTACTTTAAATGCGTATAAACCTTGGCGTTGTTGTACTGATTCGAGGTATGGGTTAACTTGGCTTAAGAATGCATTTCTTGTTGCGATTGTATTTTGTTCAAATACTAAGTTGTTTGCTACTTGGGAAATATAAGACTTAAGGGCAATTAGCAATCTACGAACATTTACACGATCGAGAGCAGATGCTGCTGTTTGTAATGTTTTTTGACCGTATACTACAACACCTTGTCCAGGGAATGTAGCGATTGGGTTAACCTTATTACTATATAATGTATCTCTATCTGATTGAGATAATTTGCGTTCTGCTCTAATTACTCCAGCTAAACCACCTCTATTAATACCTGCGGGTGCAAACCATGGTTCAGCAACATTGTCATTGAAAGCATACACACCACCAATTAATGTAGAAGCAGGTACCCAAACAAATTGACCGGTGTCGGGATCAATTACTTGTAACCAAGGCCAATATGAAGCAGCGTATGATGTGTTTCTACTTAAAGCTTGGGTACTAATTGTAGATACAGTTGAATTATATGGTACTAAATCAAGTACAAAAATATTGTCTCCTCTATTTTGTGTGTTAGAAATAATACTAGTTACTTGAGAAGGTTGTAGTGAATTAAATAAACCAGGAGTTAATAATACATTGAATCTATAATCATCTTGGTTAGATAACAAATTAATCATATTAGTATAACTAGCACTTGGAATACCTTGAGATCTATTACCATCTGTAATAGCACCATAATATTGACCATTAGTAGGTATAGTTCCAGTAGCATTACCAAATGACCCACTCGCATTGACAGGTATCGATGCAGTAAATTGTGCTTTTGCTATTCCATTATTGTCAAAATAGTTTGGTGTTGGGTTATTAACCGCACTTACATAAACATATCTCGAATTATTTGGATAAGAACCAGTTACATCTAAATAATAGCTAGTTCCTGAGGAGGCAAAATTTAGTGCTTGGTCACCAATTACCCTAGATACAAAATTAGGAGCTAACGGGTCCATAGATAAGTTAGTCCATGTTTCTAATACAATAGGAGTATTAGTATTGTCATTTCCCTGTCTAATTAATAGATCAAAAGTACCTGAGGATGTATTGGAATTTACAATTTGCCATCTTATATTATCTGCTGAGCCGCTTTGTAATGAACCGGACGTATCTAAACTAGAGCTGCTATTCATTATAATACCCTCAGAAATAGTCTTTAATACTAAGGTCGGTTGAGTTGGGGCAGTAGTACTACCACTAATAGCTGTACTAGTTGCTTCTGAATAAGAGCCACTAACTACTCTAGCTACTAATAGTGTTTCGCCACCATTATTAAAGTAATTATAAGCAGCAATTGAGGTAAAATATGTGTAAACTTGCCCACCTGTTACAAATGTCGATCCGAATTTATTTAAATAATCGGAATATGAAGTAACAATAGTAGGTACTTCAACTGGTCCTTTAACTGTAGGACCTATAATAGCAGCACCAACTGTTACAGGTTGTTGAGTAATAAACGATTGATCATTTTCTCTTGCTAAAACGCCAGGAGATATTAAAGTTTCTGCCATGTTTTTATAGTTTTTTGTTGCTTATAAATATGACAGAGTTCTGTAAAAGTTAACCTCCTTTAAAGGAAGGTATAAATTCTCCTGTTTCAGGATTTACAGATCCAATACCATATTTGTTAGTAATTTGTTGGACAAATTCTTGCTCTTGTTTTTGTACGTCTTGTAAAAATTGTTCTGCTTTTGTTCTTCTTTGTTCTAAAGAAAATTTAGCTACTTCAATTTGGCCTAATTCTTCAATAATTGTTTGACCATTTCTTTGTAATTCTTGTAATGTAGTTAATTCTTCTTGTGTTAATTTTTGATTTTCCATAAATTCAATTGTTTATTATAAATATTATTAGTTTAAAAGTTTATTAATAGATTCTATAACCTGCTCAGGTTTGATTAATTTTGTGCATTCAAATTGACGGGGGGTATTTTTATGATCAGGGCACCATTCCCAGTCTCCCGCATCTAACATATGCCTATTAAAACAACCAGTACAGGCATTATATTCTAAAGGATAAATTCGTTCACAATCCTGAAATTCAGTGTAAGGGTAGCTAAAGCCTGATATTAGAATAGTTGGGGTATTTAAAGCCCATGATATCCAACTCAAACCACTTCCCATTCCTATAAATAAAGAAGCATCGCGAATATCAATCATTCTATTTTCTAATGGGATATTAAATCCTGTTTTATCTATTACTCCTGTTAATGTGCCTCCTAATTTTGAATCGTGCCATTCATCTCCTAAAGGTTCAGCTGTTAACATAACAACTTTATATCCTTTATTGTTTAAATAGTCTATTATAGTTTGCCACCCACCAGGATAGTTCCAATATTTTGCATGAGCAGAAGCATGAGGAGCTATTACAACATATTTATCTTGAATGTCTGTTTTCTCTAAAGGAGCATCTAATATAGGTTTTACTTCTTTATATTTTAAGTTTAATATTTCAGATGCGGTTTGTTGTAATGGGTATCGTTTAAAATCTAAAGGTATTTTATTTAAATCTACTTTATTATTATCATAAAACCATCCTATTTCAAACATAGCGTATATATCAAATACTTCTGTTCCTGGATTGGTAAAATTTAGTTGTGGGTAAGATGATTTAAACCACTGATTATGAAATGTAGAACATGTGACCTTGCAATTCCATTTTTTTCTAAATTCTTCTATATATGGAAACCAAGCTAAATGATCTCCTATTGCTTTTGAATCTACATGAATATAAACATGTTTTTCTGTAGGGTTAAATTTATATTCAAATACTTTTTCATTTGTAGATTCTATAAATGCTTCTATTTTCCAATCAACACAATATTTTATATTAGTGCGAGTCCACATATTATTTGTAATAGTGGTTTCGTGTATGATTTTATTATTTTTTTGATTAGTAAATATTACTTTATATTTTTCATTTATAGAGCCTAAAATTTCAAGGAAAGCACCACTAATAAAATTAACCTTAAAGGTGTTTTGAGGTGGTTTGTTTTTTATTTTTAATATTTGAGTATTATTATATTCTTTAATTAATGTGTCTTTCATTATTTCCAAAAATAAATCCAACTTTGATGATAACCTAATTTAACATGATAATTAATAAATCCTTTATTTATAAAATAACTAATAAATTCAATTCTTTCTAAATCTTTTTGTTTATCTTCTATTTCTACATTTTCATGATATTCAAAAAATATTTTTTGTATTTTATCCCATGTATTTTGAGTTGTATTTTTAAAAATATACTTTTCATGACCTTCAATATCGCATTTCATATAATCTACTTTATCTAGATTATGCCTAGAAAAAAATTGGTCTAGTGTAATACATTGAATAGGTTGAGTTTCCCACCAATTAGGCCATTTTGGAATATCAATATACCCCATTTCATGTCCTATAGCTATATTATCTATAATCCAGTTATAACTTTTGTTTTTATTTAATGCTTCAAATACTCCTGGGTCTGGTTCAATGCAGTATAATTTATATGCTCCTTTGGATTCTGCTCTAATAGCGGACATGCCAATATTTGCTCCTAAATCTAGATAGATATCTCCTTTTTGTATTCCTGGTCCAAATTCATTTAATTCATCATGGATTAGATTTCCATAAGCCATTAGCCCTTCCCACCCATATTTGTTTCCTAGATCGTTAATATCTCCAGAGGTGTCCCAGGTAGATATATCTACAATTTGATTATTTTTTGTATAGAATTTGGTTCGCATTATAGTAGTATAGGTTTTGGGTATTGCTTTTTATGGATTAAATTAAATAGAATTAATAATTCTTTACTTCTATTTTCCCAAGAAAGTAATTTAGAAGTATTTAATAGTTTTGTTCTATAGTGTCCCCAGTTATTTAATATATCTTTTAAGCCTAAATCCATGTCAAAAACATTACGGGGTGCTCTCCAAGCACCATGAAAATCAGTTTCTAATTCCCAATTTGCTATAATGGGAAGACCAGCAGCTGCTGCTTCTAACATAGTTAAATTAGGATGCCCTGCTTCTAACATTGTTGGATGAACAAATATATCATGTTGATGATATAATTCTAATAGTTTATCATTGGGCCAATCAAATACTAAATTTAATTTAGGATAATTTAATAATGGTAAATTTTCATTAAAAAATTGTTTATTGCTAGATGGTCCTGCTATAGTAATTTCTAAATTATTTAAAGCTGCTAATCCAATCCCATAAGAAAATCCTTTCCTATCAAATGTTGAATTATCTGCTAAACCATTATTAGCAAGCATTAATAACTTAGGTTTATCTGGTTTGTTTTTTTCTATAGGGTAAAGCATTCT